GGTGTGCGATCGCTGGAGAACAGCCGATGTGTATATCTTGTAGCAAGCCATGGACTCCATTCGATAACGCAGACTTTGCAGCCGGACATTGGCACAGCAGGGGCGCAAGGTCGGATCTGGCAATGAACAACCTCAATGTTTTTTTGCAATGCAACAAAAGGTGTAATTCGGCCTTGGCAGCCAACAAGACTGGAGAAATGGGAACCCATGGCTATGACAAGGGTCTTGTTATGAGGCTTGGGCAGGATGAATTTAATAGGATAGATGCAAAGTTGAAGCGGGTTAATATTCTTCCTGATTGGTCGGTCGAAGATTACAAGCTGTTAAGAAAGTGGCTCAATGGTCGTGCAAGATACATAACTAAAGAGCTTGAGCTAATACAGGGAGCTTGCTAGAAGTAAATGAAAAGAGTGTTCATATTGATGTTTGTATGCCTACCAGTATTTGCTGATGGTATTCATGTTGGGGCGTGGTCTCATCACTATCTAAAATCAAGCTACCGAATGAATAACGGCAGAACAAGAAAGTACAACGAAACACACGGTCGGCTTGGGTATTACAGAGACTACGGTAGCTATTGGGCAGAAGTCGGAGTATTCGAAAACTCACACTACATTGATTCAGAATATGCAGGAATAGGTAAAAACTACTACAGAAGTAATAATTTTGACCTTGGTATTGTTGGCGGATATGTGAGCGGGTACTCGTTTACAAAAGTTTATGCAGCGGCTACCGCCTCGTTAAAATCGAAGCTGGTAGCCATTGATTTTGCATTAGCGCCAAAAGTTGCAACAGCAAGCATTAGGATTGAGATATGATTACGGCCTATGCGGCTGTCCTGTTCTAAATCCTAGCCTGTAAGTTCTCAGCTCATCATTTCCAGTATCAATAAATGATATGTCTGTTGAGCTTAAAGACGATATAGATGGAGAGGTGACTCCAGTTATTGATAAAGTTAGCCCAGCCTGGCTCCAATCCGTGCCACTCCATGAGTATGCTCTTAAGTCACCACCCAATCCAGTTCCATCTACAAAAGCAATTGATGATGAGTTTAAAGCAGATAATGAAATAGATGATATACTGGGAAGGGTTAATTTATTGCCAACCTGAGACCATGAAGATCCGTTCCAAGAGTATGTTGTTAGTTCAAGAGTTCCTGATCCAGCAAATGCAATTTCTGTATCGCTAAATGCTGTAGATTTTGGATCACCTGAGAATGTTACGGACAACCCGCTTCCGACCTGAGACCAATCAGTTCCATTCCATGAATATGTCCTTAGCTCTGTATTGGTACTATCAATGAACGATATTGTTGACGATGTAAGTGCGCTTATTGAGGCAACTCCAGCTCCAGATATTGAAAGGCTATTACCAACCTGAGACCATGAAGATCCGTTCCATGAGTATGTCCTAAGCTGATCGCTTGATGATTCAAAAAATGCAATAAGTGTTTCACTTAATGCGGTTATTGTTGGCGTACCGCTGACTGGTATTGATAGTGAAGAACCAGTCTTTGACCAGGCAGATCCGCTCCATGAATAGGTTGTCAATTCGTCATTTGTCGAATCAATAAATGCTATAGTATTCGAGTTTAGAGAGGTCGATGCTGGAAGCGTGATGGATGATACTGACAAGCCTGTACCAATCTGATTTATCTGATCAAGATATGCGGCCATTTGAGAAATCAAAGCTACAGAATCACCTGGGGGTACATTGATTGAGTTTGCGCTATCTTCTGCCTCTTGTGCACTGGTTGCTGCTGCTTGAGCTTGTGCCGTTGCCTGAGAAACAATTTGAGTATAAGGGATTGCTGTTTTGCTAGGGCCACCATCTACCGGGCGCAAAGTGACGTTACTGTCACCATTAAGCGCACGATCAAAGTCAGCAACATTTCTCTGGAAAGCGTCTATGGCATTTGTGCCTAATGGGCCATCGATAGCCATAATTAATCCTCACTAAACATTAGATTGTTATATTCAATCAGCTCTAATTGAACTGTCCCGTCATCTGCTGGGGTTTTTGCTGTAACTGTGAAGTCATAGTAATTCAAATCCTCATCAGTTCCAATAATAACACGGCTACCGAGCTGAGTTGGCACACTTGCTGCATGGTTAGCAACATAGGCCTTTGTTACGTCAAAACCGTCTACCCAGAAATCACCGTTTGAGCCTTGGGTTATGGCGTATGGGCCGTGAACATTTCCGTTTCGGTCTGTTAGGTGTCCAAAGTATGACATGCCCTGCTCGAATGCTGGGCGCTCACTGAGTCTTAATTGTGTGCCGGATATTTCCAGTACCTCAGCGTCAGTGGTTGCATCATCATAAATGCAGGCCCAGCGAACACGATCACCGATATCAACAAGTAAGCCGTCATCCAGTACACGTTCCATTACCCGGCGGCGCTGATAGACTAATCGCCTAACCTCAAGCTCTGCCCGGTTGATTGCCTGCGTCTCATTCCTACACCCAGCCAAATCGATCTCAAGCGGTCGAGAACCAATGCCGCTTTCAAACGTCTTTGTGGTTGTGTTTATCCTGCGGTCAATGTGGCGCTCTTTATTGTCATCAGGATTAATATAGCTAAGCCTGATTGAGTCGTTTCCATTTGGTTTTTGTAGGTTGAATGACTGCGATGATTCACTATTCCCAGCAATATTTCGGCGGTCGAATGTCTGAGTGACTGGCTTCTCCTCTTCCCGGAAGAATCGCCATATCTGCCCATCGCGGAACGCACCAACTCTGGCCACATTGCAAATAGTATGGATTCTCTGGCCAAACGAAATATTTATATCGTCAAAGCTGTAGTTAAAGCCTCTCAAGTCTGAGCTTAAACCGTCACTTACTTCATACAATGACTCTAAATCGAAAAGCTGTCTTGTTCTTGTTTCTCCAAACAGCCTGACAGCATCATCGAGAATAGCATCCGCAAACGATCGGTTGTTGCTATTGCGAGCTGTTATGGTGTCGGTTGATGAGTTGTAGGAGTGCTGAAGCCTTGTGGCTATCATTGATACCTCATCGTTTGACGCTATGTTGTCACGAAGCCTGTCTGCCCTATATTCTGTGTGAGCAATCGTAACCGCTCCGTCACCAACAACGGCAGATCCATCCGCAAGAGAGAATGCAGATTCAACAAACATCGCATCAGCTCCGTTAGGTATTCTGTTCTGAATGCGCCTAACTCTAAATCTATCAATTGTTGATGGTCTTACTATATCCTCAGTGATCGTTACTGAAGCGCCGCCAGGGATTCCACGCCCTTCTCCAGAAACAATAGCACCGGTATCAACATCTATCTCGTAATCAATAGTCTGAATAACGCCGCTTGCATTTCTTATTCCTTGTGGAAACTGGATATTAACAAGAAGATTGTTTGTCTCTCTGCATTGAAACCACGGAGACCAGCCATTTATGTCCTGATCTGATCTGCGCAGTTGAGAATAAACACTAACACCAGATGCATATACAGTTTCATCTGTTAATGTTCTGTTTGTCACCGTAAATGTGTAAACAATATCATTTACAACACTTCCACTAGATGGATCGTTAATTCTTTCCACAGCCCTTGTGAACGAGCTGTATTCAAAGCTTCCTGTCTGAGATATTGAGGCTGAAGGATCAACCGTAAAAGCATTAGTGCTTGCAAGTTGTAATATCTGCTCAAACAATGCGTTCCCACCAAAACCACCAACATGAGCAGTGATTTTTACCGTATTAGTTGCAGCAAAAGCTCTGAAGAATATAACAGAGGCATTAATTTCATCAGGCGCCAAAATCTCTACGTTTGATGTTCCCTGTGCAGGGGTTGCATATTTGTTATCTGACGGCGGGGTTCCGTTTCCACTAAAAATTATGTCTGCCTGCTCAAGATCAGAGAATAAAGACTCACCAACTTTTGCAGCTTGGATGTCATAAGTTCCGACACCAACACAAAAACCCTGTAGAAGTCTTTGTGAATTTCCCTGGAATCTATACCAGGGAGCCTGAATAACATCTGGGAAAGCTTGTATCTGACCCTTGATGTCTGGGATGCCCTCACCAGTTCTGGCTATGTTCGTCTGTCCGGACACTTGATTATTAGGTGATGTTCTTTGTACGCCTTGTGTGTTTGGTTTTTCCGGTCTTGGTAGTAGCGCAACTGTCACAATGGCAGTGATAACAGCAACGGCAACGGCGATGGTTACAGGGTCAGCACCATCCGGGCGGTGAATGGCATATACACAGTCACCGTCTTTCAGCTCATAATCAGGCTGGCAGGTTACAGAGTGGCCATTTAGGAATAGGTCAAAGCTGGAATCTTCTGGTAGGAAGTAAGCAGGAGTATCCCCCGGATTAGCCTGAAACCCAGTCTTATCGCCAGTCAGTCGGTCTACGATATAAACGCTAGTCATTCGCCGACCCACTTATAAAGCTTGATTTCTCCGCGATACAGTCGCCTAAATTGCGAGATCGTTTGATTTGCAACACGCCCGGTACCGCTCTCATTACCAAACGAATGAATAATGCGATTACCGATACGAACACCGACATGAGTAGCAAGGCCCTGAGAAAACGAAACAGCAACATAGCCACAGTCTGATTCAGACCACGACGAAACCTCTTGGTCAAATGCGCTTTGAATTGTAGCTGTTCCATTTACATAACCTTCAATGTCGTCAAGGTTTATACCCTTTACCCTGCTGAAGAAATCAACCACCAGGCCCCAGCAATCAAAGCTTTTTGGGCCTTGTGCGAACTTCTCCCACGGCTTTCCAATTACACTATCAACCCATTCTAATTCGTTCATGTTGTCTCTAATCCAGGGAACAGGTCAATAGTATAAGGCCGGGCGACTCGATAGTTAATAGGGTTATCGTCAGATGCAACGATATTGACGTTTCGCGTAGTTATGCGAATCTCGCTGATAGTGAACTCAAACGCCTTTATTTCTCCGGTTGGGTATATCTCACGATAGATCAAGTTAGCCTGATTAAACCAATCAAAACCATCTATCTTTTTCAGCTCGGTTAATACTTCAGAGCCTATGCGACCAAGTCTGACATTGATAGAGCTTTGTTCTTGCTCGCGCTGGCTTGGCCTTGGCACTTCGAACTGAAGCGGCTGAAAGGTAAGTTGCTGGCCATCGATTGTGAATGTTTTATTCTCGACTTGATCTCTAACAAATCGCTTCGTTTCTATCTGCGGATGACTGATTTCGATAGTGATAAAGCGGATTGCTATCGGCTTCTGAGTATGAAACTGCCTGATCTGTACGTTTGTTTCGGCCATTACTCAACCCTCGAAGGATTAAGATCAATCAATTTAGAAGTTCCTGGGTCAGCATTTGCGGGAACTACTGCATTGTTATTCGTTACAAGTGATATAGAGTCACCAGCATTGCTAAATTGGCAAGTGAACGAAAGTATTGATGTTTCAGGTGATGAGCCAACAGCTAGCGTCCTTACTCCATTGTAGTGAATATAAATGCTTCCACTACTCTCTACTTCAACGCCATAAGTAACATCACTTGTTAATCCAGATGCAATAGAAGTTACGCCACCGCCGGGAAGGTTGATATTAAGATCACCATTAATAAAGGTCATGATAAATATAACTGAGCTAAAATCAGTAGGGTCTGATGACTCAGAAATATAGACCTGACTTGTTGATGATGGCAAATAGCTATTTGTTATAGTGTAGAAGCTTCCCCTCGGAATATTCACATTCCAAGCGCCCCCGCACAGTAATTGTGACGCTTCTGATGTATATGCAAACGAGTTCTCAACGGTTGGAGTTTCATTCTGCCCGGCCCCGGTCACGTTTATATCGAAAAGATATGTTGCTGATTCAAACTCCTGCCAGTCTCGATTCAATGCAATATCAAACAGCGAGTAGTCGGATGGCCCATACTCTTCACGGGCATCAAGAATAAACTGAGGGTCAACAGGTCTGACAATGGATCGAGCAATAACACTGCATGAGTAGGTAAATGTATTTCCAGACTCCGATACTAGGTTTGGTATGCCATCCTCGGTGAAATGACACTCGTGAGTAATAAGGCCCTGTTCTGTCTTGATTGGCATTTCAAAGTACAGGTTGCCGCTTTCAGTCGCAGCGACAAACCAAGCGTCAAAGTATTCAGTGTCCGGCTGATTGAACACCAGTCGAAAATCCCATACAACAGTGGTTTCATCTGTCAGTTTTTGGAAATATGGCGTACCAGATAGCGGCTGAGAACCAATGAACTGATTAGATATAGTTCTCGATTTGCCGCTTTGTATTGCGTATCTAAGAGTTGAAGGGTAGTTAACGGCCATTATGAAGTCCTCCTTGGCAGAGTGTAAGACCCTTCTAGAGTTCTAGACACTCTTCCGCCTTCTGCGATATCAGTGATCAGCATGTCAACCGTAAGAACATTGTCATTTACTGACTGGCTTACATTTACAGACGCCTGAGCGTTGTTATTCACCACAACATTAACTTGAGGCATGTTCGTACCCGATGCAGCTTGAGAGCTGTTAGAGACATTCCCGTTTTGATCTGGAATGAGGTATTGACGACCGCCGGAAGTGAAAAGTTCCGGGCCTGTCTCGTTTACTCGGTATGGAGTGCCAGCAGATACCGGGCCGCCCGTTTGCCTTCCGGTGAATGTTTGGGCAACACCAACACCAGCAGCGATACCAGCTGACGCATAACCTAAAGCTGTCACCCTGGCCGATAATGTACCTGTTGGGTCAAGTGTAAGCGCCTGGGCCGCTGCCTGCTGTGTACTAACGATAATATTTGCAACAGCAAGCGCTTGGTTAGCAAGAAATATAGCCTTACCAAGTGCTGACTGCTCAGCTCCCACAACAGAAACAAGATTTGTGAGCTGTGAGCCAAGTTGAGCGTAAGCAGAAACCTCCATCTGGCGAGCGCGAAGGCGTTTGTTTATTTCATCCTGCTCAGCCTTTGTTCTTGCAGCGTCAGCTCTTTGTCTGTCCTGCTCGGCCTGCTGCTCAAGCGCACTGCGATTCATATATAGCTGTGCCAGCCTTTCTCCTTCTGGGTCTGCACCAGCATCAGCGCCTAGAACAGTTTCGCCTTCATTTTGAATATCAAGCCTGCGCTGCTCAAGCACTGCAAGCGCCTCGTTGTTTCTTATCTGCTCTTTTTCTAGCTCTGTTATTTTCTCTAGGTTTTCTTGTTCTTTTCTTCTTCTCTGTAGTCCAGTTACAGCACGGCCGCCGATCTTGTCCGGTATGTTTTGCAGACGCTCTATCTCATTAGCGTTTTCTCTGATTGTTGCCGTGAGAGTTTCTATTGATCCGGTAACAACCTCAAGCCTAACGGATTTCAGGTTAGATATTGTCTCATCAATAGTGCTGTTGAATTTTTGCGTTTCTTCGTCAGCGCCAATTATTGAATTAATAAACGGGCCAGCAAGTGAGGCGGTAATACCAGCAATAGCACCAGCAAGAGGGAATCCAAGTACGAAACCAAGGTCAGCAGCCTGGAATGCGAATGCCTGCGCAGCATTCCCGCCATTTTGAATCTGACCAACAAGCTGTTCAATCTGGACGCCTGCCATGCCAGCCTTGCGCCCGAAGTTGCCCATAGTGACATTGGCCGACTTTACAGCCTTGTCAGTCTTGGCAAACTCAGCATTCATTGACGCCGTGGTTTTTACTACCTGTTTCTCGGCAGAGATTAGCCCGTCAGTTCTGGCGTCAACCTCATAAAAAATAGTACCAGCATTCTCAGCCATCTTTATTAGCCCTCAACTGATCCATTTTATCCAGAAAATCATTGGCCTTCTCAGGCGTGAAGTCGTCACGATCTGGGTATTTTGATTTCATGATTGCCTGAAACTCGTGCATTGTCATATTCCACACGGTTTCGGTTTCTAGTCCGAAATGAGAAACCCCAGCGGCCACGTAGTCAATAGGGTTAAACTCTGGGTTTTCTGATCCTGATTTCTTTGGCTTCTCGTCACCAAGTAGGCCGTTTCTAAGCAGAGAGAAAGCAAGGATACATTGTTCTGAATCAGGAACTAAACCAGGAACAAACACCAGGGACTCACCAACAGGCACGTTATATCCAAACAACTCATAGTAAGTATCCATAGCATAATCAACCATGGATCTATCAAGAATTAGCCCGGCTGCTGATATCTGCCTGTCTTTGTCGTTGCTTTGTAGGTCTCTCCATAATTCGAACACATCACCCATATCAGCGAGCGCGCGAAAAGAAGGCCGAAAGGTGAACTCTCGACCGTCATCTGTATGGATTCCAACCTCACCAGCGGCAAGGTTAGCCATTAGATCACCAGAATGGCAGCTTCTACGCCAGTCCCGCCAGTCAGTGCAATATCACCTTGAAGGTATGCGCGAATAGTGCCAAGTTGAATAGTCTCAGATCCGTTTGCTGTCACTGTCAACTGAATGCCACCACTGACATCAATGGGGCCAATGCCTGGGCAGTTTTCAGTAGTGCCGCCTGAGCCATCAATAGTGACCGTAACATCAGATCCGGTTGTGTTTTGCATGATCAGAATTTCAGTGCGAAGCGGATCAAAAACAAAATCATCTGTACCAGTAAGCGTGGTGAAAGTTAAAGCATCAACTCCCCCGCGACCTAAATTACTTTTTGCTACTGTAGCCATGATTCACTCCTTAAACGCTAGTCGCTGAAATTGTACCGCTACTGGTAGCCTCGAAGCTGTAGCTGATTGCTCCGTCCACAGCACCCTCATTTGACCATGATGTGATCTGGTAGCAGCCCTCGGTGCGCAGTACGCCGCCGGAAGAATTAGGGCGCTCTAAACGCAAATACAATTTAGACTCGGTGTCACCCTCTGCGCCAGGATTGTATGAGAACAAATCAAGTCGATCGATCAACGGGCCTTGAGTCGCACCGCTTCGAGTATCAGTAAAGCCAGAAAAGCTTACTGTCTCATTGCGCAGAGTCTCTAAGAACTCATTCCAGCCGTTTGAGTTATCATCTGTAACATCGGTGTTGCTGATAGTTAGTGATCGGTTTTTCGTTGTTACCGCACCAAGGCGCTCATAGTTTGCACCGTCATCGAACGATACAGACAACTGAAGCAACTGGCCTGAACTTTTGCCATTAGCAGCCATTTTATATTCCCTCTGATCGGGTTGTTAGGCATTCCACATTCAAAGCGAATGATTTGCGCCCGTCATTAAATTGTCTAAAGGGCATTATATCCCCGACGATATTAAAATGAAAGATTGGCATAGTTGTTGCAGATTGTCTAATGGTTGCAGCTGGGATCAGGTAAGACTTAATAGCCTCGATATGCCTGCGCGGCTCAATTACATTGCCGTCTTTTGTTCCTGTTACGGTGATCTCTACAACAGGCGATCCCAATTCAATATTGGTATTGCCGCCGCGAGAAACTAGAGTGATGTTTGGGCGCTCTGGATCGGTGTCGTCAAAGAACTCAAGATCAACCTTATAGCCGTCAGTGAATCCACCGTCAGTCAGATAGTTCATTAGATATTCTGTAACTGGTAGCTGAGGCACTGTCATACCTTATAGCTCCTCTTTATGATCTGCTGTATAGCTTCTTTTCCGTCACGCTCGAAACCTTTTCTAAGGAATTCTGACTCAGCGCCCGGTTTCTGCCAGTTCTTTTCACCGCCGTCATGCACATATGCAGCGTAAGCAGCGGTGTACCCAGCCCGGCCAATGAATCCATTGGAGTCGTTTTTTATCTCCATGAACCTTGAGTTAACCAGGTTACTGGTATCCACCGGGGTTAATAGTACGGCGTAGTTCTGCCCGGTGATCAGTATTTCCGTTACGGTCTTTCGGGTAAGGTCGCCGCGAATATTGCCGATAAGCTTCGACATATTGCCTTTCACCTGATTCACGCCCTTAACTGGCATTAGACCATCACCGTCACATCAGGCCTGCCCAGTCCACGTTGAACGCGCTTTACGTTCTCGACTCGCACAATCTCTGCATCACTACCCGGATCAGGCATATCAGTATGAACACCAAGCATTACTCGGTCATTGCGCTTTATTTGGCCAGGGTCAGCGGTCACATAGAATACAAACTTAGGAATGAACTCAATACCATTGGAATCAACGGCTGATTTATTGTCTGTCGAGTAGTTGCAGCGCACAGTGAAAGGCGCTCCATAGATCGGCGTATTGTATCCAGGCGTAGTTCCAGTGAAAGGCCAGACTGTTAGCCTGTCTCTATGGAATCTGGTTGCGGTTCTGCTCATAGATTGGGCCTCGGTTTTCGTAAGTTGGGCCTGATACGCCGATAAACAGATTTACGCCACCAGGGTCGCCCATTACATCAATGACGCACTGACCAGCTACGCCAAGAGTCTGTAAAAACAAACCATGCGCGTATTTGTCAATGCCACGGCGATTTGCTTTATCCAGTGTGATTGCGTCACCATTGGCGCTGCGTGTCGATGTTTCGTTACTCTCGGTAATAACCTCGAAGTTAAAGGCAACCCCGGCAAGTTTAGCGCACTCCTGAAGTGAATCTGGCACGTTATTTGCGTCAAGGCACATATCAGCCTGATCAACCAATGCAATCAGCGCAGTTATTTTGCGGTCAGAAAACCCTTCGGATAAATCCGGGTACTCTTCGCGCACATCGGATACGGTAATTGTAACGGCCATTATTTATCTGCCTTCTCTTGCGCTGCCTTGGCTTGCTTGTCGCGTGTCTTAGACCACATAGCAGAACCAGTGATAGCTGGCTGGGCCAGTACGTTAACAACCACAGAGTTCAATACTGATGAATCACCAAGCAAAGAAGCAGCGATAATAACAGCAATTGCAATCAGGAAGTTACAGGCCGTGGCCATCATGTGCATTTTGTACGTGCGGCTATTCATTGGGTTCATTTTCATTAACCTCCAGCTTAATGGCTTTCATATTGTTTTCTCGGACTCGCTCTTTGTAGTTAAGGTAGCCAAGTAATAGCGATCCTCCAGCAATAAGCACAGTCATGGCAGTAAGGCATAGACCAATAACCTGAAGCCAGTCTATTGGCGATGCCATGGATGCAGCGCCAACACCAACACCTCCAACAGCAGCTTTTAATCCAGAGCTATGCTGCACAACCTCGGTAATGCTTCCTGTATGGCTAGCTACGTCTGTTATTTGGTGATTCATCCCTTGATGCGCGCTCATATCTATACCTTAATGCCCTTAGTTTGGTCAATGCGCGGTACAGCATAAAAACTGCTAATAGCATTAGAAATCCAGCCTCCAGCACCATTAAATTTAATCCTTAAGGTGAGTAAAGAGAACAATTCCATTATGGATAATGCTATAGCGGCATTTTCGAAGTTGTCATAAGACCAATAATAAAGTGATGCTAGCCACGCCGGGGTTGATTGATACTCCATTGATATAATAACAGTCCCTACAAGTATTGCTTTGGCCGAGCAAAGAAGAACTGTAAGCAGCATTACTGCCGAAAACATAACCGTTGGCATTGATAGTTTGAATGCTTTGTTTGCAACATGCGCCCTGACATATGCCCACATGCCTATTACAACATAGAAGAAAAGAGTCTGTATCTCTCCAGAGAACGTCTCTGAATACCAGAAAGCAAACAGCTTATCTATCAGCAAGGTTAACAGGACAAACGGCGCAAAGATTTTCACTTTTTGCCGCCCTTGTTTTTATTGCCAGTTGTTGGAATCTCTAGCTTTGGTGGTTGGGAACCTGCCCCGCCTGCATTAGCCATAACGGCCTCCTGAATTTACCTTGACTATATACTAGCCTAAAAAAAGCCCCCGGTTAAGGGGGCGGTGTAATCAAAGTGATTTTATCATTATTGAACCGTTGTTGATCTCAATTGACCTTCTGGTTCCGGTGTCAGTATCGGTCATGATAAACACATCGCCAGTACCAAGCTCAAGATTTCCATTCAGCTTGAACGTGTCGGTCTCTTCATCGGCATCAGTAAACGCACCAAGCCATGAATCCTCATTGGTGGTCAGTCTGTAGAACTCTGCCTCTGTAGGTACCTGATCTTCTGCGTATCGATACATCTGTAAGTGCGACACACCAACGATGCTATTGCCGATGCTGACATCGTTTGTAGCAAAGTCAGACAATGGTCTGTGCAGTCGAATCAGGCGGCCATTTGATGATTCGCCCTCGTGCTCACCATCTACCACCACGTAAGCTGCCATTTCAGGATCTGCACTTTGATCACCAAGGCGATAAGGGCGCAACATGATTGCCACATGCTCTGGAACTCTTACCCTTTCTGTGTTGTACAGGGAAGGGTCAAACAATCCGAAGCGGTCATGAGGATCACCTGAGTTAACAGGGTATCGAGCGTAAGTAGTTGACGCTGTCCACGTCTCAGTGATGCTGCGTGTTGCTTCCACGTTCCAGGTGAATGCAGCATTGGCAAGGGCTGTCGTAGGGCGAACAAACAGCACTCGGCGAGCATTAGGAAGGTCATTGTTTACCGCATCATAGGTGAACGAGATAGTACGAACCACCGGAGAACCTGCAACAGTGTATGAGTAGTTTCTGTTTCCGATGGTTTGGTCGGCGGCCAGATTTGAAATGGTTATCGTCTCTGAATGGGTTCCGGAATCGGTACCATTGTTATCTAAATGGATTGCCACGGTTAGCGTCAGCGATCCGGTCAGATCATCAGGAATAATAACCTCAGCCTCTACAGCAGTTGACGTTCCTACTGGCGTGTGCCACTGACGACCATCTACCTCTAGCTGTGAAGCGTAGGTTCGGGTACGACTGCTACCATCTTCTCGACCAATGTTAAGGAATAAACCCTCTTGCCCAGACAGAGCCATCAATGGTGTCGATGACGAAGGGCCAACACGAACCATTGATTGATTATCTGTATTCGTTAGAGGTCGCTGCAACGAATAATCAAACATGATTATCTTGTACGCGCCACTGCCTATGTCACTTTTTCCTGCTGTATTACGAATGCGAACATTGCTATTCAAAATATACGACTGAAAGCCAGGAAACGCAGTGTTAAGTGAGTCGTCAGGCGTATTGTAAAAGAAAATATTGTTGTTCTGGAATCCTACAAACTCAACTCCAGTAATATCGTCAAAGTAGTTGCCTGTGGCGCTCCTGACGTTCTCATCCCACAACTTAGCTGCCTCACGAACAAGACCAAACTGGCTTGCTGATGGCAGTGAGCGCCAACCGCTTGCTGTTGTGGTTGTTCTGGTAAGGTCGTTACTCAAAGCTGTTAGAACTTCAGGAAGCGAGCTTGTCGGAACCTCATCAAATATTGCGTGATCAAGGTTAGAGTCAAGGTTCTCCCTGTCAATCTTAAAGCTTCCGGCTGCTCCGGAAAGCATTTCATTACTTGCCGTACCGTTGACAGCGTAGGCTGTTCCAGCGGGGTTATTAATGTCAAAGGATGATTGAGGCAATACAGCAGTAAACGCCTGTCGATCAAGGATGATCCCGATAGGAGTAACACTAACCGTTTTGGTATTGTCATCTACCTCAACAAGATTGGTAACGTTAACGAACTTAGGTACCAAGAATGTGATGCTCCGGGTTCCTTCGAAGTGCGCCAGAATGCCGTTCTGCTGCCCTACATTAACGTAGTGAGACAGATCATTATTGCTCGATGCGTCATTGTCTTTAACGTACAGGTCGCCAGCAGTCCAAGGTGTAGGATCACCTGCAACCTCTAACCCGTTTAGCTTAGTTTCCTGTTCGTAGCTTAAAGAATGATTGGTAAGAAGTAGTGCTTGCGCTGTTGGCTCCAGCTTTTCAATATCAATGCTTCCATCTGCAATGGCTGGAATTACATTAATATCGTCTGTCAGATTGTAGCCACGGTTTACATTGGTCTGAACAATATCAATAGTCTGACCAAGCGCATAGTTGAGGCCACTGTAATTATCTGCAAGTCCGGCAGTATCAAACACGTAGTATGTATCTGTGGAGCCTGTCAAAGTAACAGCCCTGAAGTCATCCTCTAAGTTATGTCGGAACACTTCATTTCCGTCACGGTCTTTTACAACCAGGAATGCACTACTTAGGAATGTTGTCAAATCAGCAGGCTGAATGGTTCCGTCAATATCGAAGTACAGCAGCGCGCTAGACAGTAGGTTGGCCCCAGTCTCTCCAGTGAACGCATTAACCTGTGCCTGTGTTGCACTGAATAGCGCGTCTGTCGTTACCGATTCATCACCACCGATGTATTCTTGAGTCTCACCACTCTGAGGGTTGTTAGGATCGGTTGATGGGTTAATAAATGGCGCATGATCTAGCACATACGGTGACAAAAATATTCTAATGTCAGATATATCAGTCCTCAGTATTGCGCGCTGTTCGGATGTTGTGTCAACTTCCTCAATAGTGTTAAGAAATCTAATCTCAGACAGCGAGATAATGTCATTGGTAGCGTTACGGATAACCAACCAGTCATCGTTGGTTGAGTTATTCAGCCTGCTTGGATTGTCTTGCAATGCGACAATTACATCACCCTGCTCAACACCAAAACCACCAAAGCTATCATTTCCAACCCTAACCACATAAGCATCGCCAGCAGTAGGGGTGACACCAATTGGGAACCCTGCAATTGTACCTAGTGTAGGATTCAGGGATACGGTAGTGCCTACCTGTAAGTGGAATAATCCATTAGGAAGTAGCAATGCAGCACTGGAAAGCGTCACGCGAGTAGCCACCCATGGCTGACCACGGGCTGACTGTGCCAATGTCACAAGATCGTTCTGATGAGCTTCAATGAAGTTTAACAGTGTACCAGTCGCACTACCTCTGCGAATGTTGTTCGCACCTTCAACATCAATAACTACCGTGTTTGTTGGTGTTAATCCAGTATCAAAGCGAGCGGTACCAGCTTGGTTGAGCACTGTAAATTCTACTGGGTCAGATGCTCCAACGCCTTGAGCTGTTATCTCTGCATCCGTAGGAAGGATGAAGTTCACACGGGCGTCATCACTGCGAGCATAAAGCCCCGTATTTCCAGAGTATAAGTCAAAGTTTGTTGGGCCAATATTGACAGAATCAGTAAACGGAACAAACGGGCCACTAAAGCGATTGGCGTTAGTGCCGGGGCTTGCAGCAGCTACAATGCCAAACAGGCGGTTAAGTTGGTCAAGGCCATCCTGAACAGTGTTTATGCTTTCGTCTATGTTTGCAAAGGCGGCGTCATCAGCCAGAACTTGAGAGGCTCTAGCATTACCAGTAACAGAAGTCACCAGCCAGTCTGTACCGGAAGATGGCAGGGTGATAGTGATTGTCTGGCCCTCAAAGCGCATTTGATTAGCTTGGCCTGCAATGGTATTGCCGCCAGCCGGGATGAAGTCTGCTCGAAGATTAGAAGCGCCACGGTTAACGATAAAGCTAAACGACAAATCACGACCAGGGTTCAACGCTAAGAAATCAGCAATTGAGCTAAACCGGATGGCCTGAGTAACTGATGTGTTTGTATTGGTCAGTCGGATAGTACGATCAAGGTAGTTCGTATAGTTCGTTGTGTTAATTGTGAACTCTTGAGCGTTAATCTCTACAGGCGGCAAAGGTTGAGGTATATCGCCTTCAAATACCGGGCTTTCAACTACTCGGTAATCATTAGCAGCAAATATTCGGACAATGGTGCCGGATCGCATTTGAATAGTGTTCGCTGCAACTGGAGTTGTTGGTATCTCATTTCCGTTCAGGTCTAGCAATCCAGCCCTCTGAGCTACAAGCGTAGCGTCTGCCCGGTTTGAATCTGTGTTTTGATCATTGGCAACAATCCATAAGGCTGAGTTGTTATTTAGTGAGGCGTCAACCAAGTCCTGCGCATCTTCCTCCGTTGGCATATCGCGGCGCAGCGTTACCGGGTGATCCGCTACGGCGGCAGGAGTAATCCAGCTACGAACACCAGCGGCTGTTGAGGTTAGAACCTGACCGTCAGATGCCGGATTGCCTAAATCATCTTCTACAAATTGCTGAGTGGAGAAGTTGCGCTCAAATTCAATATAAGGAAACTCGACTTCTTCAGTTGGCCCGGTTGGGTTTGTTGGGTCAATAGGGAAGTCAATAGTCTGGCCTGCTAACTGGACATTACCACTTGCACAGCGAATGTCAGAGAATATGCGCGTACCAGTTGGCGGAAATCCGATTGGCTCCGGCGGCGTTACCTCAACATCGCCTGGTGGTATATCGAATGTTTTAACAGGCGCGGGGTTTGAGTCAACAAAATCAAACAGCGGGTTAGGGTCGTCATAACCGTTTTCCCAAATGGTGAAGTTACAACCTGTGAATGTTGTGGTTGTAGGGTTGTTGATTGTGTATTTGGTTACGCGGCCCGGCAATGGGTTATTAAATGCGAAGCGGTGGCCAGGGTTGCCAGTGAATGTTTCTGACTTATCCGCTGGCGATGGGTCGTTACGCTGTTCTGCAAACTTAGGATAGAATGCCCGGCCTGAGCCTGCTGTAGTGACGAGGCTTGTTATTGGATAGCTCTCGGTATCGTTAACAGTGTTTGAGTATCGAAGCGCAGAACCGCCGCCATAGATATTACCACCACCGCCAATGTCATTCTGACCAAGGCGAAGACCGCCACCGGATCGAGGCGCAAGCTCACCGTTAATTGTTACACGGCTAAGGCCATTAACAACACCAACAGTCATGCCGGACTCTTGCAGGGTTGAGCCGTCAGACATTGGAATTTCACCCGGATCAAGATTCATGATACTGGCGACCGCCGTATCGTCATTATCCGTGAAGGCATTTGTATTTGCGTTTGACTCGTACAGAGTCTTAATCATTTCTGGGCTATTCTCAGCCGCTAGAAGCTGCCATTGGTTGGCGTCATAGGTGCTAGGCTCATCTTCGCCAGACCAGCGGAATGTCGAGCCTCCAGTGATCTCTACGACCGTATAAACTGAGCGAGGGTCATTTCGTAGCTCATCTGGGTTGGCTGTGTAGTAAGTGTCGCGCGCAGCAATATCAGCAAAAGGGCTTGGCGGGCTTGGCACTTCTGGAACCTGAGCCTGACCGCCGCCACCAAAACCTGGGTATCGGCGAGCATCAACGCTAACCGAAAGAGACAGCGCCATTATCAGCAATGGCACCATTAGCATAATCCGTTTCATTTTTACTTCCTCTTTTAAAGTTCGGTTTCTGGTGGAGAGTACTTATCTTTCCACTCTATCGCTTGTTCTTTCGTGATGTGTTCGCCACCGTCTAGCAGGCCAGTGAATAGGTACTGGCCGTTTAATACGGTAGGCTTACACGTTGCGCTCATTAACTCATCAGCTACAGATTGATCGCTGATTAGTGTGTATGCGTACACTGGTTGCG